GAACTATTCACCAAACTTATATTACTATTCTTTACCTGATTGGGTATCAGCAATGCAATTCTCCCTTGTAGAAGCAGAATTAAGTAACTTACACATAAACAATATTGAAAATGGTTTCTTGCCAATGGTAATGTTGAATATGAACAATGGAGTTCCTGCTCCTGAAGAAAGACAAACTATTGAAGATTTACTATACGCAAAGTTTACAGGCACTAACAATGCCGGCAAGTTTATGTTATCTTTCAATGATGACCCTACAACAAAACCGACAATTGATGTTGTAAATATTGATAATCTACATGAGAAGTTTCAATATGTTGCTGAATATGCACAGGATAGAATACTTGTAGCACATAGAGTAACATCTCCACTTCTATTTGGTATTAGAACACAAAACAATGGTTTCTCTTCTCAATCGGAAGAGATGATGACAGCATTTAGTATCCTTCAAACAATGACAATCGCACCTTTCCAAAATCTTATACTTAATTCAATAGATTATATTTTGAAAGAAGGTGGATATGGTATGGAATTAGAATTATACTTTGAGCAATTAACGCCATTAGCTATCTTATCACAACAAGCAGAAGATACAGGCAAAACAATTGACCAAGTTGCTGATGAAACCAATGACCAATTAGAAAATCCAGCAACTACTGAAGATAATACAACAGCAGATGTGCAAGAAATTAAGCCTGACCAACCAATTGAGAAGTTTGTTAAACCTGCATTTTTTGAATTAGAATACGAATAAAATAAAAATAAAAACACATGGCAATAGCATTATTTATATCACGTAACGATATTATAAAAACAACACCTTTACAGGGTGCAATAGACGCAGATGCATTACTTCCGTTTATCTATACTGCACAAATAAAGTATTTGAAAAATCTTTTAGGAACAGTCCTTTACGATTATCTTGCAGCTGAAATAGAAGCACGTAATCCATTTACAGGTAGATACTACGAATTAATGGAAGATTATGTGAAACCTTGTTTGGTTTGGTATAGTTGTGTAGAATATATTCCGTTTAGTTCAATACAATTCAAATCAAATGGTGCTGTGAAGCAACAGAGTGAGCAAGGCGTCGCTCCATCCAAAGCGGAGATAGATTACCTTAAACAACAAGCACAAACGAATGCTGACTATTGGGCGTTAAGATTACAAAACTTTTGTATTTCATATTCACAAGACCTTCCACAATATTTGGAGAGTGTAGGAAATCAAACACAGATATATCCTGACCAAACTAACCAATATTTCGGAGGAATACAATTATAAGCAATATGTCAAATTACTTACAATATAATCAGGGAGTAAACTATACACTTTATTACAATGCGTTAGATTACTTCCAAACAATAATGGATAATCATCCGCAGATTGCAAAAGTAACCACGGGTGATATTCAGGATGTGGATGATAGAGAGTTTCCTATGTATCCATTAGGTAATGTCAATATTCTTTCTTCAACAATTACGGATAGCACAACAAGACATGAGATACAATTGATAATTGCTGACAAGATTAAGAATAAAAACAATGAGAGTGGTGGCCCACAAAACATTACAGAAACTACATTCAATGAACAAACTATTCCGTTCTATGGTGTTGATGATTATGTTGATATACTTGCAAACTCATTAGCAATTATAAACGATTTAACATCTTATACAGCATATTCAGTTGCAGCATTTGATGTTGAAGGTGATATAGTATGTGAACCATTCGTAGAAAGATTTAATAACGGATTAGCAGGACATGTTGCAACATTTACACTTGTCACTCACAACGATAGACCAAGATGTTTGTATGATTTACTACCATCAGGCTCCTATCCTAATCCTGTTTGCTAATGGCTTCCAAATTAGATTTACCATTAAAGAATTTAGCTAAAACAATTCGTAATGTTGCATCTAAACTTGCACCACGCGATACTGGCAATCTTCGTAATGTTTTAAGGCAATACAATACGCCTGAAAGAATGACAAAGTTTGACAAGAATGGTAATGCTAAAGTTATTCTATTCTTTGCACCACCAGGAGCAAAGTATGGTAAGTATTGGAACAAACCATATGGTAGTGGAACAGGCACAACCGCAACAATAAAGAAAAGATATCCTCAACACTTTGATTATGCTGAAAAAGCATATAAATCATCAGAAGTAAAAGCTGCAGTAAAGAATTATACTAAAGCATTAGGTAAAAGTATTGCTACTGATTTAAGAGAAGCAGTTAGAAAGGGATAGTATCAATTACAAATCCGTTTTAGTTGGTTAAATAGGAAATGATTTATTAGCATGGCTATTTCTATACTTCAAACTCCAGCAAGCGCATCTTTAGCACAATCACCAATTATATTTTCGGTGACTGAAACTAATACAGCGCTGTTGCAGAATGATGATTTTCAATACATAGGTGAATTATATTATTGGACTGGTTCACTATCACAATCAGGCTCCTTACCTGATTATACAATGCAGAAGTTTCCTAATATTGCTCTTTCAGGTATTTTTGACTTGAATAGAATTATAAACTCTACACTTACTGATTTAGCACAAGTTAATCAATCAAATGTAATGTATTTTGCAGTTGATTTTTATTATCAGTATTTAAGTGGTAGCACATATATTACAGGCTCTCACGTTAAAACACCTGTATATAAAGCATTAGATGGATATGGATTATTTCAGGAAGCAATTGGACAACCAATACAAAATAAAACTCCATTTTGGCCATTGATGACCGATGGACCAGCAACACAATCAGTATTTACAACTAATGTTGGAACTATGGGTGCATGGTGCGGTCAACCTGCATTAGCATCATCTGGATTTGTAGCAGATAATGTGTATTATGAAGGTAGTAATACACAAACTGCAATTTATTATTTATCAGGCAGCACAAGTTCTTCACAACAAATAGACAGATTTCCAATAGGCCCTTCGGAGCCAGATTTTCCATTATCGTTATCTACTGGTGAATGGTTTACAATAACTCCAAGAATTGGTAATAGTTCACCCTTCGGACTTAAATTAAGATTTAATGTAATTTGTAATCAGAAGTATCCAAACATAAGAATTAAGTGGAAAAATAGATACGGACAATTTGATTGGTTTAACTTTAATATGGTTAATAGACAATCATTCAATACTGAAAGAAGAACTTACCAACCACAATTAGGTAGTTGGCAATCTTCTACATTAGGATACAATAACTACGATAGTTCTGTTCTCAATTATATAGCAGACTCCAAACAAGCAATATCAGTCAATACCGATTGGGTTGATGAAGATTATAACGAAATATTTAAGCAATTGTTAGTATCCGATGAAGTATATTGGATATATAACGAAGCAACCGGTGATTTAAGACCTATTACAATAAACACATCTTCAATTACATTCAAAACAGGAGTTGTTGATAAAGTAATACAATATAGTTTTGATTTCAATTGGGGACAAGCATATAAATTGATTATCTAATGGGAGTAATATCTACACAAGGTTTTTCGTTTAAGTTAATTGCAAATGGAACTCAATTAGACCTATTTGATGATGAAGAAATATTCGTATCAGATAATGTAACAGGTCTATTTGATGTTGGTGTGCTTCCTGCTGATTTCACTCGTCAAATCACAGTCCCTGGAACTAAAAAGAATAATGCTTTCTTTGAGCATGTTTATGATATTAGTATTACTAATCCTTACTTATTCTCTACAAATACAAAAGTTCCTTGCTACATTGATTTTGACTCTATCTATTTAGCAAGTGGTTATCTACAATTAAATAAGGTAAACATAATTGCAAATAAATTTATTGACTCATACGAAGTAACAATCTATGGTGGATTATCTTCATTCGCAAGAGATATTAACAGATTTTTCTTAACTGATTTAACTGCATCACTTTCACAATTTAATCACACTGCATCTTTCAATAATATTTCAGCAAGTTGGAATGGTGACTTATTTAGCGGAAGCATTGTTTATCCACTTGCAGAATACGGACAAAGAATACAATTTACTCCTGAAGAAGCACAATTCGGAATAGATGCGCCAGATGGTGCTTTATGTGTGCAAGATTTCAAACCTGCAATCAGAATCAAAGAAGTGTGGGATGCAATTTTTGACACATATGGATATACATACACAGGTGATTTCTGGCAACAACCTTGGTTGGATAACGTATATATGATTTGTAATAATCAATTAAGATACCCTGTATATGATAATATAGATTTAGAAACCTATGGACAGTTTAGAATAGCACCTATAAGTGGTAGCGGCCAAACTGATTTTACAATGTCAGCTGCAAGTGATTTACAATTCCCTTGGTATAACTTACAAAGTAATCCAGGTGGTAATATGAGTTCAGCAGGAACTTACACATTAGGTTTCAGTTCTCGTTTAAGAGGAGAGTTAGCACTAAACTTTGAAGTTAAATCAACAGGTGTTGGTAATGGTGTTCCACAATTTACTCTTTTAGTAAAAAATAGTGGATTTACCGTCTCATCAACTCCATTGGTTAATTTCAACAATTATATGAAGCAAATACAAACTTATAATTCTACTCAAACTAAAACTGAAAGATTTCAACTAACAACTGAATTTAATACATCTCTATTAATATCAGGAAGCTATACATTCCATTTAGTTTATTTTAATTCAGGCGGTTCTAACTTCCAAGTTGTTCTAAACCCTGGCAATAATGTGTCTAATAC